AGCCGTTAAATAGGCTTTCACTTGCCTACGGACCGACCGAATTACTTTCCCTTAGTGGCCTTGTAAGTTGGTGAAATAACGGTATTGATCTCATCAATCAATTGGATTTGCACTGGAAAAGGGAATAGTTCCTCAATCATCGAATAGTCAATGGTTTGCATATCGAACCCAACTTCTTCCGGCACAATCATTTTGAATAGTTCGGTAATGCGGTTTTCGGTAATCACCTTATTACGCGCTGTTTCTTGCAGGGATGTGCCCTTTAGCAAAATGTCGTTTTCAAGGTAAACAATATCTTCCTCTTTGGAAAATTCTTCTTTTTTCTCCAAAAAGTCTTTAGAAAGGTTGTCGTAATACTCTGCAACTTTTTCGTCAGCCACAATTTTGATGCGCTCTAGCATTGCTTCATATTCGGATGTCAATGGCACCTTGATATTGAATGTATGTCCACCCAACTCAAAAGACCGTACGCGAATCGCGTCTTTGTTTTCTACGAATTTTTTACCTAAAGCATTTGCAAATTGATTCATTTTTTATCCTATTTGTTGTATTTTGATTTGTAATTTTCTAAAGCGGTGCCAAGGGAATTACCTAAAATTCCCGTTGTTTGTTGTGAGGTGGATTCCAGCGCTGGACGTAAGAACGGGTGCGCGGCCATTTTTGCGGTGCCAAATTCATTGGCCATTGCGCGGGCATCAGACGTAATACCGACTTGCTTAATCTTGGATTTGGTGTTGTGCTGATTAAAGAACCGTGTTTTGGCTAATACATTGCCTGGCGCCGTGGTAACGGTGGCGATTGCAATATCAGAATCATTGACATACACCGAGCGTTTATCGCGATTGGTAGGCGCCCTGGCCTCAATACGCAATGATGCGGCTAATGCGCCAGTGTCCACTGGCACAAGGGCGCGAGCCTTTTCCAAGGTTGGCGCCATTGCTATCTTCATGCCGGAATTAATAATCTTTTTAGAATCTTTGACGCTGAAATCTTCTTTGATTTCATTAATCAAATCAGTAAATTCCTTAAATCCTTCAAAAGAGAATTTAACGGTTTCAGCCATTCTCCGTACCCTTGATGATCTTTTGATAAATGGCGTTGTTTAACTTCACAACGTAATCAACAATTTCGTCAGGGGTAAATTTGTCGCCGTGCTGTACGGCCAACTCATACGCGGTATTGATTCCGACGATGCGTTGTTGTGTGTAACCAAACCAATTCTTTGTACCGGAATTGGCTTGGCTCACTAAAAAGTTCAAAAGGTCGTTGTTATTTTGTATTGGATTTGTCATGTTTTTAGCCCTTGCGGGCATCATTAAGTGTTGTTTGACCAACCGAATTGATTGCCGCGAGGATGAATTGAGAACATACACTTGGCCTCAGCATTAGGAGCCATATCGATGTGGAATTCACTTACGCGGCCTGTAAATGCGTAGGCAACGGTGTTGTCGCTATCAGCGGCGGCGATAACGAATGTGCGATCAGTTGTTCCGCTGTAAGCGTCAGAGCGAATCAACAACAATGCGGCGTCGCTTGGATTCCAAGGCGCTGTGATAGTCATTGAAGTTGGCTTGCTTTGTGTTGGAATGATGTCCGATTGACGGGCACCAGCTACGCCAAATGATGCAGATGCGTCGTCCTGGCCAAAAGCTGGGATTGCCTCGACATTGACTTGCTCGCCGCTTGTACCAAGACCGCCAGCCGATGTACCCACGATGTCCTCAACCTCACCGGTCCAAGTAGATAACTGGGCCAATGTGAGTGGAACTGGGGTTGTACCGGTTTGCATCCATAGTGACGCTTGAAAACCAGCTAAAACTTTATTTGGTAGGGACATTTCGTTTATTCCTTTAAAAGATTAAAAAACCATCAATAAGTTGAGATTATCTCAATGCTTTATATAAATCATTAACTAAAAACATTAAAACTCCCAAATTATTATTTTTGTCTTATTAAGTCGGAATATCCAACGTACAGTCTAATATTATGTGATTCAAACCGATTGAATTATCGTAAGTGTTATAAAGCCAATTCACATCGGCTTTGGCAACATAAAATCCATTTGTGCCACCAAACTGCCCACTAAATCCATGTAATGATTGTAATATTAAATTGCTAATATTAAAAGCATCATCCATTTTCTGAGCGAATATATTAATCTGAATTACTGGGCGATCAATACCCTTATTATTCTGATTTTGACCGGTATAGACCGGCTGGTGAATATTACGCAATTGCCAAGTAAGAAATTGTCCTTCGGTCGCATAGTTGCGGTTGAAGTTGGCGTAAACCGGAATGGGCGTAACGATGCCCGATAGCTGATTTTGAACCGCTTTTGCGTAAACCGATGGATTGTTTTGGCTCATACTGGTGTGCTTGGATCGTTGCGATAGCAAAGCAATGTGACCGTCATACGATCATTCGATTCAATGGCATCCGTAATACGCCAATCCTGATTGCGATAATTGATGGCATAAAGGTTTTGATTGATGCAAATGGCTTTGGTATTGGGCGTAAAACTCATAATAAAACGCGCCATGTCGGTGTAAACGCGATCATCTTTGGTAATGCTCAAACCATTTTTGACGTCTTGCACGGTCGCCCTAGTGGTGTACCATTTCGTTAGCGTGGTTGTGTATTGACCGAACTCATCCACGCCATTGGTGACGTTGTTGATTTGGACATTTTCAAACCGTGCGATTCCCATTTACATGACCAATGGTTTATACGGGCGCAATAAAGTATCTACGCCAAATGGAATATCACTGAGTTTGGACGCGCCAGTATTGCTTCGGTTGTTGTATAGGTGGGTCAACAACAATAATCCGGCTTGCTTAATCACGGGATACTGAGCCAGTGGGTTAGCCATTGTGGAGTATTCAATGACCACGGGATTGGTCATTATGTTGTTCACTTCAGACGGGATGCCGTTTACCACTACCTTGTTACCGGTAGCGTCATAAAAGTAATTTGTAGCGGCCAATTTAACGAATACAGGCGGTGTATTGTCATTCCAATACCCAACACTGTTAATGACCACGCCAGCCTGTGTGCCGCTGTTTTGGCTCACTTCAGGCAAGTCTAAGAAAGCCTGGGTTCCCATGTTGCTAATCGAACCGTAATACACCCGATAAGAGATTGGGAAAATACTCATTCCCAAATAATCCTCAATGGCCATGCGCGTGGCTAATTCAAGGATTTGCAAATACGAATCTTGGCTTTCATCCTCAAACAAATTTAATTGATTGGTGATGTCGGTCAAACTGAGCCATTCAGTTTGAATATCACGCGCAATCTGTTCTACCTTTTCGTAGCTGTACGGATTACGCGTGGTTCCTAAATAGGGTCCAACTGTCACATTTTCGACAGACATGGTTTACCTTAATAAGTTAAACGAACACCAGCAAATACGTCGCGGATGGTAGAGCAAACACGCTTTTCAGCATAAATATTGATAAAGCCAGGCTGAGTTTGATCTAGGCGCTGAATACTCATTTCCTCAACGTCGGCAATAGTGACAAAGCGCTCCCATGCGGCTAAATAGATTGGGAAGTTACCCGATCCAATTTGATCCATGTACGGGTTCGGAATGACTGGATGACCAAAGATATTGCCAATGGAATAGCCTTCTTTTTCGCCAATATCTAAAAACAATGGCAAGCCACCTGAATCTTTAAGTTCGCGCAACGCCATAATGGTCGCTGGGTGCATTTGCCATGCTGTGCTTGGCAGATTCCAATATTGCGCTGGCAATGCGTTTTGCAAAGCCACAATGTCGTTGTAAGAGATGGACGCGGCGCCCTGCTCTACTGTGGCCACTGTATGCAATCCGTTGGTGATGCCTGACCCGTTAGTACCAAATGCCGCTGTCGAGCCGCTAGGGTAGCTATTAAGGCCACGCAAACCATCAGTACCGCCAGTGCTTGTTGTAGTAGTGCCTGATTGGTCATTGTTAGAAATCATCGATTGCGCTTCAATGGCCGAAAACTCCAACGACAAATCAGTGACGATGGTGCTGTCTAAATTGTCAATGTCGCCCAAGATTGCGGAACGTACCGGCAAAACGGCTGTAATAGAGCGGGTTGGCAACTGCCAAAATGAAGTCGCTGTATTAGGTGTGCCGTTGTTGGTTTGAACCGCGTAACCCCAAGGGTTTGTTTGATTGGCGGCATTACCAGTTTTAACGACGAAAGCCTCGTCGGAACCAGTAGTCATAATTTCACGACTACCAATTCGTAATGGGTTTGCATAACGCAAAGATGCGAAAGAATCGTCGTAGATGACGCGTCCACCAACACCTGAACCTGAACCAGTCAGTGCTGACGCTTCGTTCAAATTAACTGTGGCAACGCCTTCGCGCAATGCCTTTTTCACGGATTCAAGAATTAAATTGGTTTCCATTTTTTCTTCCAAAACAAATTAAGAAAAGGTGGGGGGATTTTGACCCCCCTGCCTTATTAGGTTGCTGTACCAGTAGAGCGATAACGAATGATGGCGAAAGGATCAACAACGGAAGTTGCTAAACGCTTCTCACCAAAATAAGTGATGTAGCCTGGCAATGTTTGATCGTAGCGACGTAGAACCATGTTCAAACGATCAACAATTGCGTGGCCGCGTGACCAGTCACCGAAATACATTGGATACAAGCTAGTTGTGCCAGCAGAACCAGTGCTAGTTTGTGAAGGTGTGGACAAATATTTGTTCACAACAACATCAAAGCCGAGCAATTGACCAACGATACCGTCGTTGCGTGCCAAACCGTCAACGTAGATTGGGCGACCTTGTGAGTCAACCAAACCGCGAATTGCTTGGAGAAGAATTGGGCTAATGATGAACTTAGCGGATTCTGTCCAATATTGTTGTGGCAAGCTGTAGATAAAGTTCACAACGTCTTTGTATGTGATTGCGTTAGCGCCCACAGTGTTTACGTTGGATGTCAACTGGTCATAAGTAGCGATACTATGCAATCCGGATGAAGAACCTGTACCGCTTGTGCCGTAAGCCGCTGTTGAAACTGTACCGCCAGCGTATGTGCTGTTTGCACCAGGGTATTGGTTCAAACCGCGCAAA